CGTAGGAGGCGTCCCGTTCAACAAGGTATCGCACGCCGCCTTCAATCCCGGCTCACGCGTCAACATCGTGCAGCGGCTCACGGCCGCACACGACTGGAAGCCGCGAAAGTTCACAGGCACCGGGTTCCCTCAAGTCGACGAGTCGGTCTTGGCTGACCTGAAGTATTCGGAAGCGAAGACGCTCAACCGCTACTTCAGGATTCAGAAGCAACTCGGACAGGTTGCCGACGGCGACAACGCCTGGCTGAAGTTGCACCGGGACGGCCGCATCCACGGCGCAGTGAATACCATCGGCGCCGTTACGGGCCGCATGTCTCACTTCGCGCCGAACGTGGCACAGGTGGACAAGAAGGACATCCGTATGCGGGCCGTTTGGCTGCCCGACTTGGGTGATCTTCTCGTTGGTTCTGACGCAGAAGGCATCGAGCTTCGCATGCTCGCTCACTACCTCGCGCCGTACGACGGCGGCGAGTTCGGTGAGTCGATCATCCACGGCAAGAAGGAAGACAAGTCTGACGTTCACTCCCGCAACCAAACGATTGCTGGAATGTACAAACGCGACAACGCCAAGACACTCATCTACGCGCTCCTGTACGGAGCCGGCGATGGAAAGCTCGGCGCTATCGTCAAGGAAGACGCGCAAGAAGCCGGACGCCCGATCAAGGGATCGAACGCTGCAGTAGGCAAGGCCGTACGAGCCAAGCTGATGCAGGGCATCAAGGGCTTCGACACCTTGATGAAGAAAGTTAAGACGCACGCAAAGCAGAGGAAGTGGCTTCCCGGCATCGACGGCCGCCGTGTGATGGTTCGCTCCGAACACGCAGCACTGAACACGCTGCTGCAATCGGCCGGCGCGATTGTCATGAAGGAAGCACTCGTGCTGTTCCACTTCGAGCTGGCGAAGGCCGGCGGCTTTGTGGGCGAAGACTGCTTGCCGCAGGGATTCAACTACTGCGCCAACGTCCACGATGAAGTTCAGCTATCCGTTCGTCCCTCAAGCGCAAAAGAGATCGGCCTCATGTTCGCTGACTCCATCCGCCTTGCTGGCGTACGCCTCAACGTCCGGTGCCCACTGGCCGGTTCCTACGACATTGGCAACAACTGGGGAGAAACCCATTGAAGAATTACATAAAGATCGCTTTGAACTACTTCAACAATTCCGACCGCCTGGTGCTGTTGTTCATCGGCCTGACGCTGACATCGCTGTACGCCCCGGTGGCTTGCACGATCACAGCGTCAATTAGCCTGTTCCATTCGCTGAGCGGATCGGTTCGCGGGACGATGCTCGGATACCAGCAACTCACGAACCACTACGTTCGTCAGTTTGAACTGGCCTACTACACCGACCTCGGTCGCATTCAGGATTTAGTGAATGGCTAGTGCGCTGCCTTCATGGCTGCGCCTGCGCTACTACCTGTTGATCTACTCCGAGGAAGGCGGCACCTGTGTTGAGTATTGCATGGGTGATGCCGAGTTCTTCGGCCACCGCCTCTCCAACCCCTGCCGTGAGCAGTGCCTGCAACAAGTGATCTCCGTCGCCAATGAGCAATTGGGAGTCACTGATTTCAGGCCCGCCACGGCAGACGAGGCGCGGAGATTCCTGACCGCAAACAACGACGGGGCGCCCGCCGCTGCCCTAGAGAGAACAACAGAATGAGCATTGCGCTACTTGACGCAGACATCATCGCGTACCGAGCGGCCGTCGCTAACCAGGAAATCTGGCCCGACGAAACCGTAGTCACAAACAGATCGAAAGCATTCTTAGACGCAGAGCGTACAGTTCACGACTGGCGTCAGAAGTCCCGATGCACTGGCGTGCTGCTGTGCTTCTCACCTCGCGGTGAAGACCGCCGCCACTTCCGCAAGGACATTGCGTCCTACTACAAAGAAGCTCGGGGCGAGAAGCCCGTCCTGTATTGGGACGTGGTGGATCACCTTGAGTCTCTCTTCAGGTTCTATCGTCTTCCTTACGTTGAGGCTGATGACGTGATGGGCATCCTCGGAACATCCGAGAAGATGCGAGACGCGGTCATTGTTTCAATAGACAAAGACATGCTGACGATCCCCGGCAAGGTTCTGAACCCCGACAAGATGGCCCGCCCCCGCATGGTGACGAAGCTGGAAGCGGTGCGTAACTGGTTTACGCAAGCTCTGACTGGCGACAGCAGCGACGGCTACAAGGGCTGTCCGGGCGTGGGCGAAGTGGGCGCCGGCAAGATGCTGGCGAACGTGACTGATGAAGCGCAGGCGTGGGGCGTGGTGTTGAACGCCTTCGCCAATAAATCTCTCTCAATGGAAGAAGCGCTGGCGAACGTGCGAATGGCCCGCATCCTGCGGCGTGAAGACTACGACAAAGACAAGGAGATGATTCGCTTATGGCACCCGATACCGGAGCTTGCTCCGTGGATACCCGCCCGCCGGCCGGAACCGGAACCCAAGCCGGAACAGCCAACGAAGAGTTCGTCCCACAAGGCCGAGTCGTCGCCCTCTACTCGCCCGGCCCAGGGCACGGGAAAACGGAAGCGGCGCGGCACCTCACCAAAACCGGCTTCCTCTCCCTCAAGTTCGCTAAGCCCCTGAAGGACATGCTTCGCGTATTCCTGAAAAGCAATGGGTACAGCGAAGCGATGATCGACAGGATGATCGAGGGTGACCTGAAAGAGTCCACTCTGCCCGCCCTGAATGTCTCACCCCGGAGTCTCATGCAGACTCTGGGAACCGAATGGGGCCGCGACATTGTCAAGGACTCCTTGTGGGTAGACATCCTTCGGCGCCGAGCTTGGCAGTACATGCGTGCTGGCCTTCATGTGGTCGTCGATGACATGCGCTTTGAGAACGAGTACCAAGCAATTCGCAGCATCGGCGGGCAAGTGTGGAAGATCACACGCCCCGAAGCGGCACTGCCCACGGGCCACTCGTCTGATGGGAACCTGAACCACTTCGAGTTCGACCGGGTAATCGTCAACGACGGCAGTGTCGATGACCTTCGCCAAGCCGTGATGACTGCTCTGGAATACCGGACAGCGCCAACCATTCACTGACAAGCCGACCGGGACACAGGGACGTGTCCTACAAGGTCTACGCTTATGCCAATAGGAGCCGTTTCATGAGTGCTTCCAAGAAGATCGACGCCCTTGTTGCTACAGAGAACGAGGCTACGATCAAAGATTTTCCCGCGATGCCGCCCGATACATCTTCGATGATCGACCGGCTGGACGCGCAATACCCTCATCGCTGCAAGCGCCGCAATGAGTCCGAAGAATTCCACCAACGCTACGCAGGCAAGCGTGACCTTATCGACTTGCTTCTCATGTGGCGTGAAAACGAACGAAACGGTGTGTATGAAAGTCAGGCCACTGACAATTGAAGACATGCCCGAGGTGACTCTACTCGGGTATGAGATGCACCAAGAGAGTCCCAACTACCAGAACCTCGGCTACTCCCCGCAGAAGTGCCTCAAGCTCCTTGACACCATCAAGGAGAACCCCAATGAGTTCTGCGGCTTCGTTGCCGAGAGTGAGTCCCGCATCGTCGGGATTTTCCTGGGGGCAATGTGCGAGATGTACTTCTCTGAAGACCTCGTAGCCTCCGACATCCTCATCTACGTCATCCCTGAGAAGCGCGGATCATTCGCGCTATTTCGCCTTGTAAGGGCTTTCGAGGATTGGGCGGACAACCTCGGCGCGGTCGAAAAGACCCTTGCTGTGAGTTCCGGCGTCCATCCCGAAAAGACCCTGTCTGCCTTCCTACGCTTGGGCTACACCCCGAGTGCCCATCAAGTTTCAAAGAGAACCCTCCCCCATGTCGTTCAAGAAACCAAAGAAGGCGCAAGTCGCCGCGATTGCTCCGCCTCCGCCGCCGCCTCCGGTTGCTGAAGAGGTCAAGACAGACGTAAACGCTGACGGCGCCAACCAGGCCGCTGACCGTACCGAGAATGAAGCCAAGCGAATCAATCGCCGCAAGCTCCGTATCGGCCTTGATTCAAATCCAACTGCCGGTGGTGGCTCGGGCCTCGCCATTTACTGAGGTGAAGTCCGATGGCTACCGTAACCGCGAAGGCTCGCTATGAGCAGTTGAAGGTTCGCAGACATCCGTTCCTACAACGCGCCCGCGAATGCGCCCGACTCACAATCGGCACGCTCCTTCCGCCTGAAGGCCACAACAGTTCGGCTATCTTCCAAGAGAACTTCCAAAGTCTAGGCGCCCGCGCCGTCACCAGCCTTGCCTCGCGCATCCTGATGGCGATGTATCCGCCGGGCATGTCGTCGTTCCGATTCGGCATACCACCGGAAACGGTGATGAAGATGGAAGACGGCGTGGTTCCGCCCTCGCTGGAACGCAACTTGGCGAAAGCCGAGACGCTTGTCACCAGTGAGATCGAGAACAGCGCCTGGCGCCAGCCGACTCACCTCGCACTTCAATACCTGATTGTCACCGGCAATGTTCTAGAATACATGCTGCCTGACAACACGATCCGGCTCTACCGATTGGATCAATACGTTATCGTCCGCGATCCGGTCGGTCGCGTAAAAGAGATCGTCATCGAAGAGTGGCTGTCACGCCACAGCCTCAGTAATGAACTGGCCGATATTGCCAAGGGTACTGAGACGAACGATAACGTCGCAATCTACACGCACATCAAATGCCTATCTGACGGTTCATACACCGTCTACCAAGAGCTGTCCGACAAAGTAGTCCCCGATTCCAGGGGGAAGTACAAGGCCGGCCAACTCCCGTTCAAAGCCCATCGTTGGACTGCCGTCATTGGCGAGGACTACGGTCGCGGCAAGATCGAGGAACACTACGCTGATCTCTCCGCACTCGATGGCTTAACTAAAGCCTTTCTCGATGGCGCTGCGTTGGCCTCACGCCACATCACAATGGTTAAACCCAATGCGAGTGGTGGTCTGAATCTAAAGAATCGAATCGTCAAAGCGAACAACGGCGATGTCATCATTGGTGACGTTGACGACGTTGACATGCTTCAGTACGAAAACGCTGTGGGCCTTCAGTTCACCCAAGGCGGCGTAGTGGAACTCAAGAAAGAGTTGCAAGCCGCCTTCCTGATGAACCAGTCGGCCAGCCGCGATGCTGAACGTGTGACAGCGTACGAAATCCGCATGCTGATCGAAGAGTTGGAGAACACCCTCGGTGGTGTCTACTCAATTCTCTCTGTCGAGATGCAGGCGTGGCGCTTGGATCGGCTTGTTATCCAAATGCAGTCGCAGCAAAAGCTGCCTGTGTGGGACAAGAAGTCTGTCAAGCCAATCGTACTCACGGGACTCGAAGCCCTCGGAAGAGAGC